GCAGAAGCAACAATTGAATTAATTGTAGTTGAAAAAGCTGTTGGTGATATAGTATCAGGATTCTCTAATACACCAGAGAACACAAATGTTCTTACACCATTACTCTCAGGTCCTGATGTTATCAAATATGATACTTCTATTCTTGCATTGTTCTCTAGTTTCTTACCAAGAACACCGTCACCCATCAGTATTTCATATCTCTCATCTTCTATTTCATCTAAGAAGAATACTTTTGATGTACCGTCAACTCCTAATATGTTATCTGCAACTAGATATGGTTCATTAAATGATCCACCAGTAGGAAATACCTTAACTCTAATAGTGTTAGTATCAATATTCTTATTGTCAAGAATAAATCTTTGTGACTTACTTGCTGAGTTTATAACAAAAGTATTAGTAAGTTGTGTCCCCTCATTTACAGCAACGTCTGTAAAGGTTGCTACACCATTTGCTACTTGTGCTTTTACATCATCTAATACAACATAATTGTAGACATTGTTATCATATGTTGCTGTAAATCCCGTTCCTTTCTTTAATAGTAATTCTGTATCAGTTGTTGCATTAGTATATGTAACAGTAAATGAAACATATGCTGTAGGTGATGTTACACTCTTTGGTCTATATCCTAATTGTTTTGCTAATGCTACTACGTTGTCTCTTAAGGTTGCTGAATCAATGAATAGTTCATTGACTACCATGTTGGTATTAAATGCTGTGTAGTAGGTATTATAAGCAAGTGTATCAAGAAGCACAGAAAGAGTAGAACCTTCAAAGTCATAGTCAGTAAAATCTGACTGTGCTCTCATATACTCTTTGAGAGAAGCTTTGATTTGATTAAAATCTAAATTTGAGACCTGAGTATAAGGCATTATCTTGTACGTTCTAGAAATACATCAGCAACTATTCTGCCATCGTCTCTACCAAGAATCTCATATGTTATCGCAACATCATAACCATTAGAAGCATTGTTAGGAGTTGCATCAACTGATTGCACTGCAATTCTAGGTTCATATTTGACAAGACATTCTCTGATACGACCACTTACAGCAGCAGCAGTACCCCAGTCATTTTGTTCAAATAACAACTCACGAATACCAGAACCAATCTCAGGATTGAATGGTCTCTCACCATTATTAGTCTGCAACAAGTTAGAAATTGATTGGGCAATAGCAACCTTATCCTTTACTGTGACTAGATCATCAGTAACAGGATGTTTTTTGAATACTACACTCAAATCTTTAAATGTTGCTTGTTGTGGCATATAGACAGCATAGGCTGCTATTATTTATCCAATTTTTCTAAACTTAGTGCACTCGTCAAGGAATTCCTTCTTTCTCTTCATCTCAAAGAGTTCTCGTTCATCATTTTTCTCAATTTTGTCTAACCATTTGTCAGCATCGTACTCAGAAATGAGTTTCTTGCCACTTTTCTTAAAATCTTCTGATTTGTCTACTCGTACTACCATGGGTCTTGTTAGATAAAGTCTAGTTGGTCTGTGTCAGAACTTTTATCGGGGTTACCATCCCTCTCTCTAGGTGTTTCCCAGAAATAATCGTCAGTATCGCCTAACCGTCCCCACTCAGTCCCATTCTCTACTTGATACTCTATGGTAGAAACCTTAAAGTCAGGAGTCTTGGGATGCTGTGGGGTTATAGAGAGGTCATACAGACGCATCCTATTATTTGGATACAATGCATACTGCCCATTCTCTAATTGTATACAATTATGACTTTTATGCTCTTGTGGTACTTCACTTACATTATTATCTATGACATTTATATCTGCATGGTAGTTATCTATTGTGAAGATATACTGACCTTTTATCAACCCGTGGTCTCTTGTCCGTATCTCAGCATCCATAGAAGATATGAAACCTTTATTGATTGCCATCACACCATAATCCATACAATTCCAAAATTGCAGATTCTCTAGACTCATATCGGGCGTCGGCGTTTTCGGTGCTCGGAGAAAAGCGGATATAGGAAGTTTATCATATAGTGCACCATACTCAGGTAGATACGTCTCAAAATAAAATGCGCGTCCTGGTATACTCTTAGCAGCCACCCATACACCTTCTACAAATTCTCCGTGCCCACTTTTATGGTCAGTCAGATATTCTTTCCGTACCCATACCTTCTCAGCAGGTAAATTACAAATCAGATTCATAAATTCCGTATTGTGTCAAATCATATTCTACTTTAGTTTCACCCGCATGCTCTACACGCTTAGGTTTCCCAATCTTATCTAATATTGAGACTGGGATTTTTTTCTTAGTAATATCGTATGGTATCGGTGCATTAGATACACATACTCTAACACACTCCCACTCTTCCTCAGTTAAGTTCATTTGTGATGAAATACCTCAACGTATGCTTCACACTTTGGACAAGTAAAGCTAGACCAGAAATCATAATCAGACTCCTCTCCGTCATTTAGATCCTCCATGTCAAAATCTGCTCCCCAGATTAATTCAGTTCCGCAATGCCAACAGTTCATCGTATTATCGGCATCCTATCTGGTTCTCCATAGATATACGGATCTATACTCTTTGGACGTTCCTGCATTAACCTTTTCTGTATCATGATGCTGATAGTCTTGTCAAACCATGCATCTAGTGATTTAGACATCTGACGATATCCTGTCCCAACATAAATCTGTCCTGCAACTACTACAAAAGTAGCAGTACCCCAGAATACGTAATATGTGGATGACTTGAATTGATTCTTCACTTTAGTAATATAGTTCTCAGTCACTTTCCTTGTCCTCTATATCTCTTTCTAGCTTTGTTTCTACTCGTTGCAGAATACTTGGTATGTTGCCCAGTACCTTGACGAGTCTTTTTGGGTGTTGTTTCAATAGTCGGGGTAATACCCCATCCACCCTTTGCTTTTGCCATATTTAAGTTATATTACTACCAATTACTATTCTATCTGATAGATACGGTCCTGTCAAGGGTCTAGTTGGATTATTTACTACATCTCCCTCAACTACAGGATACTTTCCATCAATCAAAACACTAGTATTGACAATTGCACTTACTGTCCTTGCAAGTGGTGGACAAGGTGGTATAATACTTACACTTGATGTTGGTGCTGGTGTACAAACATAAGTATCTGCAACCATCAGAAAAGGTTGTTCATTTACTACGACACTTGTTGGAACTGGTGCACCACCTATAGAAATTAGTGGATATACACATGATCCAGTTGTAGAACTACTATCTACTGTGAATTGAGTTGCTATTCTCGGCATTTCTTTAAAAACATTTTAAGACGTTTTTTAGCTTGACGAAGTTTCTGAGGTCTTAAAGTCCTCTTCTGTTCTTTCTTACTGTGATGGATCCAGTTTGGGACTTTCATTGTCTTCTCTTAAAACTTCATCAATGTACTGAGGATGATCTTTCAGAAAAGGAACATCTTCCTTAGCATGTTGAATTGCATCAAATGTGTTATCTGCATATTCGCAGATTTCAAAGTGATGTCTTTGTTGGTCGTGATAACCTATTGTGTAATGTGACATTATACTGCCCTTGCTACTTTTGTGAGATCTTCTTTGAGACCTTCGACATTATTGTGAAGATAGTCGAGTGTCTGAGCGACAGTCTCGTAATCCTCACTCGTTGGTCGCTTGTACATCAATGACGGATTCGCTAGCCTTTCCAAAGTTTTCTCTAGGGTGTTCAACTTCTCGGACTGCCATAGGAGTGTCTCCTCCAATTCGTTCAATTTCTTTGATAACTCTTCCATTGTTGGGATCACCTCCATTATATGATTCAGATGCCCTCTTCTCGAACTGATCACAGAAGTCATCGAAGTTACTTAGCATATCTTCGTAATCTAGTCCGTCATCTTCAAAGAATTGGTGTGCGACTTTTTTCATGTTTTTTTACCAGGAAAATTTTTTTGAATTTTTTGTTTTTGGTTTTTCATTTTCCTATTAATATTTATTTCTCGGTCAAGTGGATACTTTTGTAGGTTAGCGTTTTCTAATTTTGCTCGGCAACCAACCCCCCATTAAAAAACCCCCGACTAACTGTCGAGGGGCGGGAGACTGTGTATTAGTCAGCGTCTGTGTATGACCCCTGCACTACTCTGTTTCCGTTGAGTGCATAGAACACGACCTCAGCGAGACCATATTCTTGTGCTAGGTCGTAGCATATATCCCAACACTCATCGAGAGATGTTCTCTCTTCTCTGATGTTTGTGTTTGGAACTTCGATAACGTATGAATTAAACATAATAATTAAATAACTGATTTATACCCTAATTATAGTGCCTTTCCCTAGTAATGTCAATGCTTTGTTACGGAATGTTAACAGAGGATCAGCTGATCTGTCCTCTGTCTAGCATGTAGTCTCTGCGGTATGTTCTCTTCTCTTCTGCGTCTCTTGTCTTCTGCATTGGTGATCTGTCGCATGTGCTGATCTTTCTGTCTCTCTTCTTCTTACACCATGTTCTTCTGCGGTCTTCTTTCATGCTTGGCATATCCTCAAACTTAGGTGCATAGTACATACAACGTGCTATCTCTGGGCATGCTGTGTAGTCAAATCCAACTCCTGCTGTAATGTTGTTAATCATTTCGATTACTGCCATTGGTACAGCGAACCACTCTTTGCCTGATCCGATCTGTTCCCAACCATACATCTTGCATACGCTGTGTAGGTATTGTTCCATTTCAAAAACACCGCCTTTAGTTCCTTCGGGTGTTGGAATGTCTGTTCCCTCATCAACTGCCCATAATGCAATGTTGGAGATCTGGTCTGCACATGATGTGCTATGCTCTTTTGCTCTCTCCTTAGTGCCATGCTCACATGAGTAAGAAAGACCGATCTTGATTTTGCCTGTGCCTGTTGCTCTCTCGAAGTGTTGCTCAGTTGCGAACTGTATGTAGAGACCGCCCGCTGTGTTGAGTTCGATTCTGCCTTTGCCCATGATGTGTTTGTTTCTGATTTATATTACAAGTATAGTCCCTAGGGAATGTATTGCAACCCCCTAGTGGACACTTGTTTAATTGGCACACCTAATGGTCTGCCCATATAATTTTCTTTTCTTCGTTGGCAATGTCGAAACATATTTCACACATGCAATCAACGTGCGGGAAGCTGTCTCGCCAATAGTAAAGCTCTTCTAATGGTGCGTCCCAGTAATAGTAGAGGTCAGGTTGGTAATTGATCTCGTTGGTATGTAATTTCAGATCCCAATCCTCGACGTGGGATCTGTCAAAATTACCGCATTTGTCACAGTATGCCATTAATCGTAGTACCCCAACTCTTCCTCTTCTTCATGTATCTCTGCAGCTGCCATGCCAAAGAAATCTCTAATGGTCATGTCTGGATATTGGAGCAGATAGGAGCATAAAGCACCCATCTGCATATGCCTTGACTCTGCCATGTGTATTTGCTCCATAACTGTTTGAGCATCAAATTCAAGATTTGTCATTAGTCTCTATCTGAGATGTACCAAGTACCCGCATTAGGTCTAGGTCTGTCTTTAAAATTTCTTAGTGCCATTTCGTCAAGCACTGCGATAATAACAGGGTCATTCATTGCTGAGTCGTTCATTAATACTCTGCCCTGATACATTGGTTGAAGTTTGTCGTTGAACATAAAAGTTTTCTGATCTATTAATATAATAGTCGATCATGCAGAGAAGTCAACTATTAAGTGGACAGTTTGGTAAGTGGCACAGTCGAGCTCGTCTTTAGACTTTGTGCCACTTATGGTTTGTTGTGTGAGTTGCGAGGAGATTGACCGATCTCCCCTAGCAAATTCCATGCCTATCTGAGTTACAGGTCAGTGCACTGATTGGTGGTCAACCAATGGTATTGGGACTTATATGTTAAGAGGTTCGACTTAAAGAGACTAAGACCATTAACTGTGGTAATGCTTCCACAAATGCGTTGCTCACCCTTGCCTTAACAATGCCCAGATAGTGCCTATTGACACATATCCTCGAACATTTGATTTGCTCTAATTACTGCGACTTCATGTGCTGCGTCGCTGTTAGGGTCTAGACCCGCTTTTGCTATACCTTCTAAACACTCTTCGTAGAGATTGAAAAGGATTTCTTCGTGATGTAGAGATGACATAATTCTGATTGTTTGTTATAGTATAATGATAGTCCACTACGTTTGACTTTGCAATAGGTAGTGGACAGTTTGTAAATTGTCTACAGATAACCAGCGACCTCACAACCTGGTTCATCATAAAACCAACTAACAGAAATGCCATCAAATTTCTCTCTGATTGCGTAGCATATTTCCTCAGGTGGTGACCACGCTGTATTGAAACTTGCTTCAAATCCATTGGGTAGGTCGCAGTCGTCCGTGCTTAGGTCGTAACAATCCCATTTAGTGCCCCAGTTATGGACTCGCCAGTTATACCATCTATCGTCCATAACGTCAGTTGATTTAAAACGAAGTCCATTTCTAAATGGTTTGTCTTTGTCTTCAAACATTACAGGTTTCTCACCAACTTCACCTCTACAATTAGAGAATGAATATTCTTTGACGTCGGACTCTGTGAGTGGTATGTCTGCCCAATCAGGTTCGGGGATAATCTGACCAAATACTGTCTTATCCACGTAAGGGTTAGTACCTGATTCAAAAATTTCGTAGAGTTCTTTAATGTGTTCCTCGTTGTCTGAGTAGAATGAAACTCTGTTAAAGCAATGGTTTGGCATAATCTGATTTGTTTAATTAATTACATTATAGTGTGTCACCCTAGACAAATGTTGTCTGGGTGGACACTTCACTAACTAGCACACTCTCCTGCCTAAATGCCTTGCGGTATTTGTCAGCGATATGCTTTAATAAAACTGATGTAGCAATTGCTTCATTATCAGCGACCTCTATGTAGAAGATCTTAGTGTTTTCAAATTCGCCTTTCCATAGACCCTCACCATCAATAAATGTTCCGTACTCAAAATGCGGAATGATTTCCTGCTTGATGAAGTCGTTTATCATGTTGTCTGAAACCTTTCCTGCGTTTGGAATGTTTCTTCCCATGATTAGTTCGAGTCTTTTCATAAAGAATGTTTGTTGCTATGATTAAATTATAAAGCATGAAATATACCTTTGCTTGCTTGAATAGACACTTTGATAAGTGGCACAATGCGGCTTAGGACCCATAGCACAGCGGGTGATCCTACTGTGCTATAGTTGTCATGATGTGGGAATGAATTGCTCGGCACCTTAAAAGTCCTCCAGCATCTCATCAATTTCCACAGCGTTCACCTTGGGGTCGTCCCATCTCACACCGTCGCCAGTGACCTCTGATCCTATGCATTGCAGCATCTCTATTAGGTGATCATAATCTAGGGCACGGCGTGCGAGATCGTAGAGTCCCTCGTCACCGCCTAACCATAGACCTACATTCCATGTCTCGTAGTTAGTCCAACCGTTGTACTCAACATCGGGTGATAAAACGTTTGCTTGATAAGTTGTCATAGTTTTCTGATTTGTTTGACTAGTTGTATTGTAGAGGGTGGGACTATATCCTGCAACCCTCAGTATGCCACAAATTAAATTGTCACACTCAGTGGCGATCCGTGTCTTAATATTCATAATAATAAGGGTGAGTAGTGCCACAGGGTTCTGGGTCGCAAACTGTGTCAGCGTCCACGTTTTGTCTTAAGTTGTCGTCAAAGGCACGGATTGATAACTCAGAGTTATCTACGTCCCAACCTTTACGCTCCATTGCTTCGGCACAAATGTCCCAAACCTTATGAAGTTCTTCATCATCTAAAAAACTGATAACGTTGAAGTAATGCATAGTTATGTGTAACTATACGTATTGTAAACCATAGACAGCAGGATTACTATACATGCTGTGCCAGTAATATTACTGTCACACTGACTATTGTATTATGACTTAGTGTGAGTATAATTGAAGAGTACTATACAAATCAGATTATGAGAATTAATCAGTATGTTGTTTACACCTCGCCAGTCAAAATAGTTAATGATTTTGCTGAAGCGTGTAAAATTGCGGACGACTACTTCAACGACACAGGATATATCGTTGCTGTTGAAGAGACTAACCCAGTTGTCTATCCTGAGTATGAAGTCGCCTAACTTAAACCGTGAGCAACTTAATGATTTAAAAGAGTTGCTCACGGAAAGAATGGTGGACAATATGTCAACCAAAGACCTCGCTGAGTATGTCGCAGACGACCTATTCAATTACTTTGACAAACTAGGAGAACATGAATTCCTAGATGAAGCAAAGAACTATTGGGACGATATGTACGACGACGTTGTTCAAGAGTTAATCGAGGACACATCATCATGAGACATTTAATTCCACTAACTAAAGATCAACTTCAAATAGTTCAAGCATCTCTGCAACTATCCTTAAAATATGCTGATAGTCAGTATATTGATAATGTTAACGAGATCATGAAAGAGATTGAAGACAACACCAGATTTGGACACTAATGAGTTACACTACTAATGAACTAGCACTGCTAGACCTAATCAGCAACGTTAACAAAATATTTTATTATGTTGGCGAAGATGGCGATCTTATTGATGAGTTCGACGTCAAGCAACTCGACAAAGCAGTTGCATCATTCAAACAATCTATTAAACTAGGAGACTCTCAAGCACAGGACTATGAATACATTTAAAGAGTACGCAAACTTGCCTAAGTATGACGCAGACCTATACTCAGATCTCTCTGATCTGGGTTGGGACTATACAGCGGGACGAATGTCACGTAGTGCTATGGAGATCTATGACACTATCATGACACGGTTAGGTGTTCTCGATGATGGGGAACACTGGAATGAGGATTGCTATCAGGATCACAACTGCGACCACTAACTCTCGTTAGTGTATTCCATATCTACCTCGACGGCTGACATGTCGTCGAGGATATCTTCATGGGGATCCGAACCCCTGATCCCTTTGTGTGTCTTTCGATACATATACATTTCAGTATATTGGTCTATCATCTCCTGATACATATCCGCAATACTCATAGACATAGAGAAACCCCCGCATTAGAAAGATCTTATAATATTAATTTATAAGAAAAAGTAAAAAAGTTAAAAACCGAGAAAATCAGAAAACCTCAGTTTTTAACTTTTTGTGTTTCTGGGACTTACAACAATTGGCATAAATCAGAAAACTGCGAGATGTACGCCCAGAGGACCGCTAAACTAGCGATCCTGTTTGAAACACGAAGTTGTTGTTACCGTGTCTTATGAACCATACAAAGTCTTTCTGAAAAACTCTTACCTGTGGTCTGAACTCTGCCAGTAATGCGTTAAGTCTGCTCTTAGTGGTGACCGTCTGCCACCCGCCGTCAAAGATTGCGACAAACTCATTACATACTTCAGCAATTAAGTTGCCATGTAAGAACACTTTTGCTTTGTTGTTGTTCTCGTTGATCATGACTGTAGTATTGCCACCAGACCAGTTTACTCTGTTTCTGATTGCTGTGTTCATTTGCATTTCAACTTTACGCATAGTGATTAAAAAGAATAGGGTGAATAGAATAGTGTACAATTTAGAAGTTGATGTCGATAAGTTCTGCGATGTAGTCAACAACGTTAGAGTTTGTTAAGTCTACCTCAGGATAAGTAATCTCGATGAAGTCACACGCTAACTCTAAGTCAGGTTTGTTAGGTGTGTCTGCTGACATCTCTCTGAGATAAGATAAGAGGTGTGCAGTTTGTGGATAGTTGATCATTTTCTGATTTGTTTGTTATGTACTAATTATAGCAGTTGGTGGCACTATGTCAACGGGTGAGTGTGCCACTTTGTCAACTGGTTTAGAATGGGTCTTACTTTCGTCCATGTGGTACAATGTCCCATGAGACTAGATGCCCAGTGTTCAGAATGGGCAATCTTCGGGGACTCTGTACAGTGGTTCATCACCGCACATCCAAGCGGAACGTTGATCCATCTGCCACATCATCTTGTTTGCTCTGGATTCTAGATCCTTAATTACTGTACGGTTACCTTGCCAGATGAATTCGTTCATCTCGTCTATAGTGTGACCGTGCTCTTCTCTGTACTCTTCCCATACAGTGTCGTAGATCCAAGTATTTTCTGGCATGAAAAAGACCTCCTAAGCGAAAAGAGGTCTCATGTAGTCCTTGAACTCCTCGCATCTGTGCTTGGCAAGTACTTGCATTTCTTTTTCTGTGATTACTATGTCGTAACCCTCTGCCTTCATCTCATCGTAGCATGCCTGTGCTACTCCTTTGTCTGTTAAGTCGTATTTGTGAAGTGATACGTGCTTGAAGAATGACATAATTGGTTTCTGAATTTGTTTATACTCTATTATTGCATTTTTTTATGCATAATGAAACCAGTCTTGTGACAGAAATTATATTGTCACACTATTTGTCTTTATCCTTCCTGATCCGTGTTATCTTTTTCTTAGTGGACCTGTCTATATTCTTAATTTGATATCCATACGTGTT